GCTTCTTCTAATTCTGTTTTATAAATTTCTTTTTTAGGTCCTTTACCTTTCCAAGTCTTTTCTATGTTGTTAAAGAATGCCTTCTTTTCTTCATCAGACATGGAAGGAATTGATTTACCTGCTTTTTCTAAGGCTCTTTTGAAAAATTCTTGATATTCAGATTCTTCAATCATAGTTTCTTTAACTATGTTTTTTAATGCTTCTCTTGTTATTTTCATTTTTCTATCTCCTGTATAGTTCGAGCGATATTTATCAATCTCTCCTTTATCTTATAAATATGTTTGTTTGTTCTTTTCCAATAGTTATCAGAATCTAACTCATTCATTGTTTTAATCTTATTATACCAATTAAAGAATTTTTCTGTTTCTCTAAGTTGATATTTAAGTTCTTTCAATCCCATAGCCATTTTCTTATGAGCATGCATTGAATCATCGTTTTTTAATTCTAACCAACGATTTACTGGTCTTTTTACTTTAGCTTCGTTTACTGATTCTTTTAATGGATTCATTTTTTTATCAGTTACGAAATATGCAGAACCGCCACCTGGAATTCCTTTTTGTGTATTTTGTAATCTCTTTATTTCTTTTTCAGCATCTTTAAATGTTCTGAATTCTTTTGGTGGTAATTTTTTATTCTTTTTCAAATCATATCCACCAACTAAAGATTTACCTCTTCCTCTACCTTGATTACGAGTAATGTAGTATTTTACTTCGTTTATTGAATCTTCATCCACCTTACCAACTATCTTCATACCGAATTGAGTTGAAATCTTTTTCTTACGCTTCTTATCTTTAGCACCACCATTAGAAAATGCACCAGGTACATTATACCCAGCTACATTGCCTGTTGCAGTTGCCTCATCCAAATCCTTTTCAACTTCTTGGATAAGTTCTTCTAAAAATTTATTAAGATTTTTTTCCATTGACACTTTTTATCTCCTTAACCAATTCATAAGACATCATTAAAGCTGAAACTTGGTCATCAGTAATTTTCTTACCGATTTTCTGTTTTTTCAAAACATTTATTGTTTCTCTCAACTTTATTTTTGTAATCTTATCTTTCATTTCCTTATACATAGAATGTAATTCAGTAATGGTTTTGATTAGTTCCGATTCAAAATATTCATTGAACTTTGATGTATTAGTTATATTATTAATATATTCTCTTAACAATCCTTTTTGGGAAATATCTAAGTTTGTATATTTTTTATTAAAAGATTCAGTTAAGATTTTAAAAGTAAGTAATCTTAAATCTTTTTCCTGTTTTCTATAGTCTTCAACTAATTTATTTTCTTTTTCTTTTAACGTAGTTTGAGAATTAGATGAAATATGTTCTACAATTGTAAGTTTAGAATTAAATATATCTTTAACATCAAGAATATCAGCCTTTTTACCTTCAAATAATTTATGTATTGAAGCTAAAATTTTATAGTTAGTTACAGGAGAAGCTAAAAAATTATTAATTTCAAAGTTTTCCTTTATTGATTTTATAAGATTATACTTTTCTCGCTGAAGAGCGGTATAATCTATTCTCGTATGTGCTTCTAATATAGCATCAATAAACTTTTCAGCTTTTGATTCTGTATTATATTTTTCATTTATTAAAAGGTGGAATAATCTAAGTTCTTTAGATATTTCAGTACCTTTAGTATAGAATTCTTTAAGAATTGTTTTAGATTTTTCTTCACTACCATTGATAATTTCAAGAGTAATTTGCCTAGTTAAAAGCTCGAAAAGAAATCCAGTGTTCTTAAATTTTGAATGTTTTATTTTTTTCATCGTGTTTATTTCCTATTGTGATATAGTAAAAATTCCCATATATAAATATAAAATTATAAAGTTAAAGGAATTTTTTACTCGTCTAGTATGTTTGTTTCATCCAACATACCTTTCATTTCATGTAAATACTTTCGTTTTGATGCAATACCTGATATCATTTTTATAGCCTTCTCTTCAGAAGTTCTATTTCTTTCTTTTGTTCTTTCTTTATCTCCTAATGGGTCTCTACCCAATGGATGTTTATCTTTTTTATAAGTTCCACCTTCTCTTGGTCTACCACCTTTATCTTTTATTTCTTGTTTTAATGCTTCAAGAGATTCTTCAATATCATCTGGCTCTTCATCTTCCATTGCAGGGTCATTACCCTCATCTTCAATAGAACGGAATCTATATCTATCTTTTAAATCATCTAACATCTGAACTCTTTGCTCATCTTGTTCTCCACCACTTAGTTTAAATATATTTTCATATACCCAATCTTTAGATAACATATTTAATCCTGCAATATCTTGTGCTAATCTAATTTTTTCACTCCACAGGTTTACTTTTTCTTGTTCGTATATTGTAGATGGATTGACTAATTGTAATTCAAAGTTAGTCATTTCTGAATCTTGTATTCCATGTGAATATAAATGAACGATAGCAATCTTAGTTAATTCTGATACTACTGTTCTTTGTATTCTTTCAATTGTTCTTGCAAATCTAACATCTTCTGCTGCTAAAGTAGCTTTACCATTTACATTTTCCTCATATCCCAAGTATGCTCTTGGAATCTTAAGAGCTGCAAATAATTTATTTTTTAAGTAATCAATATCATCAATACTTGCATATTCTAAACCAGCTAAATTATCAATAGATGTTCCACTATCACCACCACGAACAGGAAGATAGAAATCTTCTGTTAGGTTTTGCATATTGTATTTTAAATTGTAATCACCTGTATTTCTATCAACAAAAGGAACTTTCTTCATCTTGTTCATAATTCTTTGCATATAGTTATCTACCTCTGTTGGAGGAATGTTACCAATATCAATTTTGAAAACTCTCTTTTCAGGTGCTCTCATGATTCTATGGATTAACATTGCATCTTCCATAAGAGATAATTGTTTCCATAATCTTCTACCATTTTCAATCATTGATTTTCCATATGGTAACCAGTTTGTATCTGCTAATAATCTGAAATGTGCAACTTCCCAATTTTCATATTCTTCCTTACCATTCGGGTCTTCAGTTATTTTAAACTTAACCGAGTTAGGATTTGAAGGGTCTGTTCTTTCTAATCTTTCTGTGTTGTAAACAGAGTGAGGTGTTACGTTAACAATACCTTTACCTTCTGAAACTTCTAAACCTAAGAAGAAATCTCCATACTTACACATATTTCTTACCCATGGCCATAGATTGAATTCTATATTAAGAACATCATAAAATAAATTTACTAATAAATCTTGTACTTTTCCATTATCAGAGTGAATCATAAGAGTATCACCAAATTCATTCTTTAGTGTTGATTCATCTGCGTAAATATCTAGAGCTGATGCTAATATTGGGTCATTATCCATTGCATCAAAATCTCTAAAAACTTCTCTACGAACTTGTTGGTATGCCATTGATTGTGCACCACCCGCTTGTTCATAGAAACCTTTTTGTAGTTTTGTATATCTATCTCTTAGAGAAGATAAATTTGTTTGTTGTCTATCATCGGTATCAACTACGTTTCTCTTTCCCTCTTTATCAACAGTAACTATTGCCTGAGTTCTGAAAAGTTTCGTTAATCTACCAAAAAATGAAGTATCTGCCATTTTGTTCCTAATTTATGTTATAACCTTTATTAATTTTTTATTACCATTTTCTACAAGACCAATATCTTGCTTTGTGTCTTGGTCCTGGTGAATCACAATTGTGTCTTGCTCTAAATGCTTTTCTTGCATCTGGATTATTCTTTCGAATAGACATTGTTTTTTCTCCTGATTTCTTTGCGGAACTTCCACCATGTCCAAAGTTCACTTTTACTACATTACCTTTGGGGTTTTTAACATACACTTTAAATTTTTTCGTATCACCTTGCATTGGTTTTCCAAGTTTAACTGTTCTACCTTGATACTCAGCTTCATTCATATCAGATTTGTATTCTTTCATGAATTTACAGAATTCTTTTATATCGTGGTAATTCTCTACCGTATATTCTTCTGTGTGTATTTCTTCGTTAAGTAAGTTTCTTAATGATATCATAATTTATTTCTCCTTATACTATATAAATATAAGATTATTTAATTAACCAAGTTAGGTCTTCATTACTATTACCAACCCGCATTTTCCAAGGGTCTTCTTCCATTGAAGTATTACCACCAAACCCCATTCCACCAACATCTAATGAATGTGCTGACATTCCACCTAAAGTCTGTTTAGTTAAATCAATTCCTTCTTGTCTCAATCTCAATGCAGTATCTCTTACCCACAATCCGATTGCTAATGACATTGTTAAATCATCATTATAACCTCTCATTGCTTCTGCTCTATTACCACTCCATATAAATGTAAACAATTCATCTATTGTTCTCTGTGAACGTATTGTTACAGATTTTTCTCTAACATATTGTTCTAATTTAGAAATAATAAGTGGTCTTGTCTTGGATGTTGTACTAAATCCTGCAGTTAAACCTCTATCTTGTTGTCTATATTTATTTGTTAATTGATTCTCAGTATCTACATATTTTAAATCTTTACTCATATAGAAAGTATTTTGATAACTTCTATCTATTACTTGTTGTAAAACGGCCCATCCAATATTTGCATTCTCAATTACAAGTAATGCATTATTATATTCAGTTGCAAGTGAAACTAAAAAGTTTCCAAAATCTTTTGTATCTAATTTACCTTTATATTCTGCAACTTGAGATGATTCTTCTATATCAATAACATGACACGCTGAGAAATCGGTTGAATCTCCTCGAGCAACATCGGCAACTACCATATACGATTTTGTATAGTTTGGATATTCCCATTTCCAAAGATTTCCATCGAATCCAGTTTTCTCCATTGGTTCTTGTACAAATGATTCTTTGTAAAACATTAGAAGCTGTGGGTCTATTACCGTATCACCAGAACTAACGAAATCACAATCACATTCTTGTGCTGCTCCCTTTACCCCAAGTAGTACCTCTTGCTCATCTCTCCATGATTGGTCTCTTTCTGGATGTACACTCCAATGTAATCTAATTGTATTAAATGTATTTGTTTCATCTTCTGCACCTACCCAAGTTTTGTGAAAAAAGTTTCCAACTCCATTTGGAGTAGAAAGTATAATTGCATTACCCCCAGTCGATAGAGTAGATTGTGCAGATACCCATATATCTTCAATCTTATCAATAAAAGCTGCTTCATCAAATACCAAAAGGGATAGTGCTTCAGAACGACCAGCATCTCCTGCTGCAGAAGTTGCTTTTATCTGAGAACCATTCGAGTATCTTAAGGATAGTTTGTTATCCTCTACTGTATTTTGTTTTAACCATGATGGTAGGTACTGATTCATTACACGAACCTTTGTTACCAAGTTTTTTGCAACTTCTTGTTTAGTTGCAATTACCAATACATTAAAATCTTGATTGAATAACATCTTCCAAAGTGAAAATCCCGCAGTTAAGGTTGAGATACCCGTCTGTCGAGATTTAAGAATGATGTTGTATCTATTTTGTTCAAATTGTTCTAAAGTTCTTTCTTGAAATTGATATAAATGAAAAGGAATCTTACCACGAACAGGATGTTGAATCATACAATACTTTTTCATAAAGTAGATTGGGTCTCCAGCACATTTCTGATACTCAAGTTTTATAATTTCTTTTAAAGCTTGTTTAGCCATTTATTTTTTTCCTAATTTCCAATACATTGAACCACCAACAAATGGCTTATACTCACCAAGTTGATTTGAT